AAAATTATGAGTAGAGAAATATCATATACAATTAGAACCTTTTATGTACCAGCTGAAAAAATTGATACGCTGGTTAGGTTTCAGAACAAATGTAAAGAGAATGGACATAAATCTTATTCTCAAGTTATACTTAAATTAATGGAACAATACATAGAACAATGATACACTATCCACATCCGCACAACGAACACCACCACAATGAAAATATTAATCATTGGTGGGCTTATGAAACTAACAGATACTTACAAGATAGATTAAGAAACTTAGTAGTAAGAGCAAATTGGAACAAGAGAATTATCTGTAGAATACATTTATCACCTAATGATTTAGAAATACATCGCCACAGGTTTGATAAATTTATTTCACAATTAGAAAACATTCAGAAGCAATTAAAAACAATTGCAATGCAATACAATGAACAAAGAATGAAACAATTAAAAACTATATTTACAAAAATTAGAAACTATGAAAATTAAAGAATTAGCACAAAAATATAAACTATCTAAAGATGATTTTTGGGAGTTAAAAAGAGGTACAAGAAGTATGTGGATTATTACACACGATGCTTGTGAGAAAATTGCAGCACAAGAAAATATACAATTTGGCGCACCTACAATTTATAGAGATAGTAACAAAGATGTTGCAATAGTAGGAGATGCAAAACGTGGAAACAAAGTTATTTGGAGTACAGGTGAAGCATCACCAAACAACTGCAAAGCGCCATACCCTTTTGCAATGGCCGAAAAGCGTTTAAAAGATAGATTAATACTAAAATTAATTAATGCTTATGAGTATGGTATTTACTCAGATTCAGAAGCGGATAACTTTAAAAAGCAATGATAGTAACAGAAACACAAGTAATTATACTAATCTTAGTAGTATTTTTACTCGGCTATGTAATAGGACATTACACAAGTACTAAATAATTTAAACTATATATTATGAAAAAGAATCACTTAAGCTACTCGGCATTGTGCCAGTTTAAGAAATCTCCTAATCATTTACTTGCTTATTGGAATAAAGAATTAAAAACTACTGATGCAATGCAGTTTGGTAGTTTAATTCATAAAATGTTATTAGAACCAGATACATTTACTAAAGAGTTTGCAGTTTTTGAAGGTGCAAGAAGAGCTGGTAAACAATGGATGGAGTTCAAAGAACAAAACGAAGGTAAAATACTAATTAAACAACAAGAATTAGATGATGCAAACAAAATAATTAACAATGCTATGCTACATCCAGTACTTACTGAAATGATGCAAAATAAAATAGAATCTGAAGTTAATTTAGAATGGCAACATAAAGAAGTTAATTTTAAGGGTTTTGCAGACCTTTTAACAACGTTTAATGGCAAGAAGTGTATAGTAGATATAAAAACTACTAATGATGCTGGAAAACGCTTTGAACGTGATTTATACTATAATGATTATAAAATGCAGTTAGCAATGTATCAAGACCAATATGATAAAGATACAGATGTTTACATTGTAGCAATAGAAACTACAACACCATTTAATGTACAAGTATATAAATTAGATGATAGTTTATTATTTAAAGGTTGGATGGATTATGATTATTATACAGATAAGTTTAAAGAATGGAATGGTGAACCACAAGGTTACACTAATGATATAGTAGAAGTAAAAACAGAAATAGAAGAAATAATATAAACAATAAAAACAAATAACAATGAATAAAAAAGAAGAAACAATATATTGTGGAAGTGGTAAAGTTATGAATGAGAAATGGTTAAAAGTAACTATTAATCCAAGTAAATTAGCTGATTACATACAAGAGTATAATGGCAATAAATTCATCAAACTAAATATTAATATAAAAGATGAAGCTGATAAATATGGTAAAGATGTAAGTATTAGTGTAGATACTTGGAAGCCAGAACCACAATCTGAAGAGAGTAATAATTCAAACGATTTACCCTTTTAAGTTTTATGAAGCAATCAAAAATCTTAACAGCATTGGGTTTGAGTTCGTCGGATATACAAAATATGTTGATGAACGGATACACATTGCCAGAGATAGCAAAAAAGTATAAAATAAGTTATCTTTCATTGATACAAGCATATAAAATACAAAAGAAAGATTACAAGTATATTGATTTTAAACAACCAAAAAAAAAAGTGAAGGGTATAAAAAACGTATCCTTCACATTTGATAAATTATATACAGAAGAATCACTTAATAAAAATGAATTATTAGCATATTATAAATACGAACAAAAAAATAAAGCATATTATGAAACAAATTAAAATAAAAAAAGAAGTAGACATTAATAAATTTTCTACACAAGAACAACTTCAAATAGTAACACAACTTTTTCAAAAATACACAAAAGAAGTACAACCAAAAGTTGATTTTTATGATACAGTAACAAAAAGTGATGAATGGATGGAAATGAGTGAAGTAGCTAAATTATTAAATTATAAAAAATATGGTAGAAATAAGATTTTTAATATTTTAAGAGAAAATAAAATCCTTAGAAAAAACAATCAACCATATCAAGAATATGTAGATAGAGGTTGTTTTAAATTAATAGAGCAAGTATATACAACTACTTATGGTGATACAAGAATATCTTATAAAACTGTTATTAGCCAAAAAGGATTAGATTATATTAAAAAAGTTATAGATAATATATAATGATAGCAAAAACACACATAAAAGAAATAAATGCACTTCATTCTAATATTGAAGGTAAATTAAAATCAACTGTAAAAGATGCAATAAAACTTGGTGAATTACTTACAAATGTAAAGCAAGAATTGCCACATGGTACTTTTTTAAATTGGATAAATGATAATTGTAATTTTAGCCGCCAAACAAGTCATAGATATATGTCTTTGTTTCAATATAAAAGCAAATGTATCACAATGAAACATTTGCCAGAAGCATACAAACAAATACAATATTTAGAACAAGAGAAGAAAAAAACAGAAACACAAAAAGCATTTCAAAGAGTACAACAGTTTAAATCAACTGGAATAAAACCTGAAGGATGGAGAAGAATGACAGATGATAAATTATATAAAGAAGAAATAGAAAGAGATAAAAGAATAGAAGAAAATAGAAAAAGAATTAATAAAATAGATAATGAAAAAAAATCTTCAAGCAATATGTTTGATGATTTATTAAATAATGTTATTGAAAAAAGTAAAAAAGTCAATTCATTCAAAGATTCAATAAGGTTATCTTTTGAAGGTAAAAATGATTCTTTTATTGATGCTTTGATAGATTATTTAGATAGTTTAAATGATGATAATAGAAGAATAGAGGTTTGTCACAATGTAATTAAAGTTGCAAAAAATATTGCAAAAGAATTACAAAGAAAAGTATATTTAGATTCACAAAACAATCAAAATATATAATTATGAAAGAATTACCATACTTTAAATTTTATCCAAATCAATGGATAACAGGCTCAATATCATTTATGGACTTAGATGTTCAAGGTGCATTTATGAAAGTTTGTTGCTACTACTGGAGTAAAGAATGTAATGTAACAAGAAAGCAAATTAAAACATTAATACCAAAACAATGGAGTGCATTAGTAGATGCTGAGTTGTTTAAGATAGAAAATGAAGTTATTAGTATTAAATGGCTAGATGAGCAATATCAAGAAAGATTAAAAGAACATAAGAGAAATGTTTTAAATGGTCGAAAGGGTGGGTTAAGCAGAGCTAAAGCATTAAGAAAAGAAGAGATAAGAAAAGATAAATATGCAAATGATAATTTACTAAAAGTAAACGATGAAGTGCAAAAACTTCTTGACCAATGATATTAGAAGATAAAGCAACTATACCATATTTAAAAGCATTTAAAGAAGGCAAAATTAAAAAAGGTATTGGCATTGGTTGTTTATTAGATGATTATTTTCTTTATAAGAATGGTAACTTTAATATGTTTCTTGGTTTAGATAATGTTGGTAAAACTAATTTTATATTATGGTACTTAACTGCACTAAGTAAATTACACGGTAAGAAATGGTGTGTTTGGAGTGGAGAAAACAATGCTGGTCAGTTAAAGCGTGATATTATACAAATGTGGACTGGTCAAGCTATTAAAGATTTAAACGAATATTTATTTTATCACGAAGAAATAAGTAAGTATTTTAAATTTATCGATAATAGAAAATTATACAATCATAAAGAACTATTAGAAATATTTGATAAAGAAGATTGTGATGGAGCTTTAATTGATCCTTACACAGGTATTAACCACGATTTT